GCACCCGCGTGCCACGCTGCGAATGAGTTGAGGAGACTAAGTATAACCCAGGAGCAGCCTAGCCCCATGTGGATGCCGTTTGTTGTCGTCGTAACAACGGCTTCACGATTCCATGGTGCCGTCGTCCTCCCTCCGGGGAGGTCGTGCGGTCCATAGACTGGGGCCAAGACTTCTTTTGGGCTAAAGATTTGCTCCACGACAGGGATATCCTGAGGCCTGCCCATTCGTTCACACAGTTTACGAGCTGTGTGAAGGGCAAGCTGATGAGGGATATAGTCGGTTGCGGCCTTTAGGTCTGCGGAGAGAAGCTGCGGGTTCTCTCCACAGGCCGAAATCCGCACCTCCCTGCCGCGGAGCATGTCACGGGTCGTGACCATCCCACGCAAGGCATCGAGCCAAGCGTGAGTTAGTTGTCGACACGTCTGAGTCTCCTCAGCTGGGTGGATCGTGGCTACTCTTACCTTGCCATACTCGATTATGGGGCAAGGCCTGAGTTGCCGCGGACAAGAGGATTTCATGTACTCGTACCGGCAGAATCGGCCAGGGGGTACGGGAGGTGTGATTCCCTCTGTGATGTCGGCTAGTTGCTCAAAGTCGTTGAACACGGCTATGACCTCTTGATCCGACAGAGGGCCTTTCACAGCTCCCGCATACCCTGGCTCCTGCCAGTCGTTGAACACGGGTTCCATGTTGTCGCAGAGCTGCCTTGTCCAGGCCTCTCCCAGTGCAGCTGCCGTGCCTCCGGCACCCACTCCGTGGGTTAGGCATGCTGCATTGGTTGGGGTAGGGTCAGGTAGCTCTGCGTCCACCTTGAAGGTTGGGATGGGTAGTTGCTCAATGTACCGATCGATCGCCGGCAAGATCTTTCGGTCAAAGGGCCGCCTCTCAGCCCACCTTCCTATCGCGGAGCCAACAGACTTGTCAATTTGCGCATCGCTCACCGACCACCACACGCTCCGAGCGACAGTGCTAGCTAGGAAACTCCGCCTAGCTGCTTTGTCATTCGTGTTGCGAAGTATGTCGGTGCGCCATAGGTGCGCGGTCTCAGAGAGGGTCTTCGGTCCCTCCCTGATGGTGCGCGAAAGGAGCACTAGAAACCGATCTATTATCCTTCTGTTCAGGGAACCTCGTGTCGTGGGTTCCCCGTATCGTAAGCAGAAGGCTTCACGGATTGGGGGATAGTGCCTCTTTAGTGCGCAAAACCGCGCATAATTGACTCGTCCGCCGGTTCCCGGAGATGCTGCTACGTTCAGCGTATGTAGCAACCTCCGGGGACGTCGCATACCCTTTCGATCCCCCCGCCTGTCGGTGGGGGGGGCTGAAAGGAGCTTAAGCCACCGGCTTATTTGCTTGAACGATTTCGGGATCGTCCAGGCACTTCGGCTGGCGGCCGCGACGTT